CCCATCCTTTTTCATTTACAGTATGTATACCTTCAGGTGCAGAATTTGTACCTATAGCAAACCCTTTACCACTAAATAAATTCCTTAACCTTTGTCCTAAACTATTTATACTTCCACCATCACTAACATTGATTGTAGCTTTTTTGCCATCTAAATCTTTAACTTCTTTTTTTGTATTTTGTAGCTTTTTAATAACTTCATCAGCATTTTCACCAATCTTCATTGGATTGCCATTAACATCTAATATAGCCTGTTTAACTCTCCCAGAGCTATCCTTAACTTCTTCTAATTTACCTATAATCTTTCCGCTTGCATCGACTATATTATTTTTAGTATCTAAATAAGCATTCCTTATAGCAAGATTAGCTACATTAACTCCTTCTTGTGTCATTCGCCAGCTAGCAACTTCCTTTTGTAAAGTCTTAGCATCCTCTTTACTCATAGAAGCTATATTATTGCTATTAAGGTCATATAATGCTTTAATTTGCCCAGTCTTTTCATCTATATTAACGTATAAATTATCCCATGTTTTAGTAGTAGTATTATACATTGTATGATAACCATCTTCAGTTATTTTATTTAAGTTCTTATAATGATTTTCCGCCTGTATAAATCTTTCATAGTAAACTTTATCACCATTTGCTAATATTTCACCATTATACTTATTAATTACTCCAACAAGGTTCTCATTTCCACTTATAGCAGCATTATATGAATTATCCCAGTACTGTTGATTTTTTTCTAACTGTTGATTCTTACTTTCTTCTAATCTTGCTATTGTTTCATCTACATACTTCTTATCTTCTTTAGATAGCTTGTCATATCCTTGCATAGATTGAGCTATTAAAGTATCATATTTAGTTTCAATAGCAATTCTTTCTTCTTCATATTGATGATATCTTTGTTGTAAAAGATCAGATGCACCTTGTGCATCTAGTGTTTTTAATCTATTTAAAAACTCTTGTTGAGCATATTCTATTTCATAAGAGTTATTTGCTTGTGCTTCCAATTCAATTTGTTTTATTTTATTATATCTATCCTGAATAGCAGTCATTTCTTCACTAGTTAAAGCTCTACCTTCAGCAAATGCTTTTTTCTCTATATCATTTATTTCATTTCTAAGATTTTCACATTTTTGAAGTTCTTCTGTAGTCCTGTTATTCCACCATTCAGTTAATGCAGCTTCATTTTCATCTATTGTTCCATCAATAGAAAATGCTGAATTTAATCCATCTTGTAATGTTTTGTTTTTAGATTCTATAGCATTTTTTGCACCTTCTAATGCACTATCAACTCTATCCATTAAAGCTTTACCTTCAGATTCAGAAAATACTCCATCTAAGTTCATTTCATGTAATGACATACCAAATTCATGTACATCTGTTGTCATAGATTTTACTTTTTCCTGAAACTCACTTGATATTTTACTGTTAAAATCTGAATATACTAAGCCTAACTCTTCAAGCTCTGCTCTAGACTTAGCAGTACCACTAGTAAGACTTAACATTGCTTTTTCCATGAAACTTAAATCTTCTGATGCTGTTGTTACTTTTGTATTCATAGCATCTTGATATTCATTATATGTATATATTCCAGCACCTAATACACCAATAGCACCTGCAACTAATGGTATATTACTACCTAATAAACTTAATGCTTTTGTAGCTCCACCTATTCCTTTTGTCATTATTGTTGTATATTTTTTTGATGAGCTTAATGTTTTAGATAATTCACCTATACTACCTACAGTTTTACCTATTCCACTTGTGAAACTACCTACAACTTTTAATGCTCCACCTGTAGCTGTTGCAAATAGACCCATTCTTATTATAGCTTGTTGAGTATCTTCGTCTAAACTTCCAAACCATTCTATTAATGCAGTTAAGTGTTCTATTAAATCATTCAAATGTGGAAGTAACTTTTCTCCTACTTGTATGCCTAATCCTTCTAAAGCACTTTTCATCTTTTCAATATTACCTTTTGCATTATCTTGCATAGTTTGTGCCATTTTATCAAGCGAACCATTAGAATTTTCTATTTTTGTTGAAAGCTCTTGTAATGATCCACCACTTTGCCCAACTAATTCTATAAATTGTGATAAATAGTTTTGTCCAGCTATATTCTTAGCGTGGAATGCTTGTTGTTCCTGATCAAGTTCACCAAAAGCCTTATTTAATTGACCTAAAACATTCTCTAATCCTAAGAATTTACCTTCATTATCAAATACAGATATTCCTAAAGCATCTAGTGAGTTAGCCGCTTCCTTTGGTGGCTTTGCTAATCTAGTTAATACTGTTTGTAATGCTCGACCACTCTCGCTACCTTTATATCCGGCATTGGATAATACACCTAAAGCAGCAGACAATTCATTGGTTTCTATACCTAGTGTCTTTGCCATACCACCGGTTTCAATAAATGCTTCCATTAAGGAATCTATATTTGTGTTAGTTAATGTAGATGTTTTTGCTACTTGGTCTAAGTATTTATCTAAGTAACCAACTTCTAGTCCAAGTGCAGACATAGAATCCATTTGTTATTAACCATAGGCTTTTTATCCTATGCTCTGGAGGTTTCCCTCATTTTCATCGGTATGTCAATTCACACCCAGTTTGGCATATATTTTTACCTTCAACATTACTTGGTAAGGTATTCGACACTCTTGCCAACATTATATTCTACATATGTAGTTTCAGTTGGTATGCTCTACGGTGTCGAAGGCTCTTTAATTCCTTCGATTACCTCGGTGTTGTCGTATTTAATATATTGAATTTTAAGCACAATAAAAGCACCCTATTGGGATGCTTGTTGATTTTTAATATATATAAATTCATTTAATTGTTCTTGATTATTATTTCTATATCCATATGTATCATGAAATTCTTTATGACAAATTTTGCATAGTGTAATTCCATTATTAATATCAGTTCTTAATTCTTTGTGCTGTGAATAGTTTAGTATATGGTGTGCTACTAAATTACTACCTTTATCATCACCACAACATTGACAGGTATAACTATCTATTTTATATACTTCTCTTCTCCAATATGCATACCCATCAAAGTTTCTTCTAATTTCTCTATCTTCTTGGCTTATACTTGGATCATAATTAGGATTATTTTCACCAACTAAGTATTTAGACATATAATCACTATAGCATTCATAAGAACAAAACAAATTTTGTCTTTGTTTAATGTAATTTTCAGTTCTTAACATTTCTTTATTGCAGAATGCACAATTACATTTTATAGCTTTAAAATTAGGATTATTTTCACCTTTTTGAATTATTTTTTGATGTTCCGATTTACACTTGTGAGAACAATAGTGATTTTTCTTTACAGTTCCATCAGAATTTTTTAAATTACATTCATGTAAATTAATTTTATTACCACAGTTTGAACATTCTACTGACATTAATTTATTTTTAAAATTAGGATTATTTTCACCTTTTTGAATTATTTTTTGATGTTCCGATTTACACTCGTGAGAACAATAATGATTCTTGCTTCTAGAATATTGAAATTTTGTTTTTTCAAATTCAACTTCACAACAATTACACTTAACAATTACTCTGTTTTGTTTTCTATCAAAAGTACATCTGCACTCTCTACTACAAAATTTTCTAGTTTTTTTGTCGGCATTAAATTCTTTACCACATTCTTTACATATTTTTATCATATTAAACTACCTCCTACAGTAATTTCCCTAATATATTAAAGGACAGAAGATACTTAGGATTGTATCGTTCGGGAGCTACCCTATCTGTCCAAATACTATAATATCATAATTATGCTTAAAATTCAGTATATTAAACTTAGATTTCCACCGATTTTGCCGAATGTTTTTTGAAGTATATTTCTATACAACCGACCAATTCTATTTAGTCACCAAATCACTTGTTCTTGCGAGATCTAGATTTCCAGCCTCACTCAATCTTAAAACTGGCTCTAATGCAGTAAGCATAGTTTGAGTATCCCATCCGGCTAACAATTATGTTATCGTAGGTGTTCTTTTAATCACCCACTTCTATATATTTCTATATAGTTCAGACTATATCTTCATCTTCACCATTATGTGTTAAGATGTTCGGCGCTCGTGTCCCTATTATTGCCTGTCATGGCTCAAGGATTAGTCGTTACACCTTTCAACTAC